TTCCGATCTTATCGTATCCTATTTTTTCGACGTGATGGACGGATACTTTGCAAGAATATACGATATGGGGAGTGTTTTTGGAAGTTACTATGACTCGATTTCCGACAATGCGGTTGTTTTAATACTACTCATATTATTTTACAAAAATCCGAATTTGCAATTCAAATACAAAATCATAATATTTATTCTTCTTGCTGTATACGGAATTGGAACGGCATATCACATGTCTTGTCAGGAAAAATATGTGAAAGAAACAAATGAAAAACACGTGAGCGAAGGACTTTCATTTTTGGACAATATCAAATGCGTCAATTTTGAAAATATGAAATACACGCGGATTTTTGGAACAGGCGTCACAACGTTTGTGATGTCGATTGTCATTGGCTTGCATCGGTTTTTAACCAATAAATAATAATTTTATTGTATATATGAAAATTATTTACACGGATGGTATTTTTGATTTATTCCATCGAGGACATTTAGAATACATCAAACATTGCAAGAACACATTTGAAGACGTGTTTTTAATTGTTGGCATCGTGAACGACAAAGACGCAACTGGATACAAAAGACCGCCGATTTATGCAGAGAATGACCGTTACGAGATCGTTGGCAATATTAAATACGTGGATAAAATTGTCAAAGACGCGCCTTTAATCATTGACGAAAATTTCATCAATGAACATAAGATTGATTATGTGATTCATTCATTTTCCAACGAAGCCGACGAGGACAAACAGATGGAGTTTTTCAAAGTTCCGATTATGCTGAACAAATTTATGAAAATCAAATATTATAGTTCAATATCCACAACAGATATCATTAAAAAAATCAAAGAAAATAATTAATTTATGCAAAAGATTTGTATAAATTGATTTATAGATTATAGATATTGGTTTATTTTTTCACCTTTTTCGTTTTATTCTTCTTATGTTCTTCGATTTGGTCGGGAGTATAACAATCGGGACCCATCGCAGGGAACCGTCTGGTTCCGTCGGCGCACCGGGGCTTCTTTTCTTTGTTCTCTATCGCTTCTTCTGGTTTCTTTTCTTTGTTCTCTACCTCTACTTCTGGTACATCTACATCTGGTACCTCTACCTCTACATCTGGTAAAACCGGCTCATACTTGTGCAAAATCACCTTTCTCTTCAATCGCTTGATAAACATCACGGGTTGCTTCAACACGTCTTTAACCGCTTCTTCAAATGCTTCTTTGTTTTCATTTGCTTTAATGGTTTCAATTACTTTATCGGCCTTAACGTTGTGGATTTTTTTGAAAATGAAATATCGGTTCAGAAACGAGATTTGTTTTTCTTCTCTGGTCATTTTGCTCGCTTCTCCATAGACGTTCAAACTGCGTTCCCGTTTCATTTGACCAAACAAATCCTCAAACAACCCACTTCCCGCTGGAAATCCCATTCGCTTTGCCTCATCCAGTCCAATCAGTTCAAATCCATAATCCCCCATTAACCGCACCAAATAGTTAAAATTCACCAGGTATTCGGTTGCGTATTTATTAATGGATTCCTGGTAAACGCTGATCGGATACCCAACCCCCGTTTCATCGTCGGGAAACCCAGTTTGTTTGTATTTTTTCTGAATATCGAAAATCATATTTCCATCCACATAAATGGAATAGTTCTCGGTATCTTTTAATTTATCGAAAACGGTTTGTCCGTCGTAACATGTTCCAATAAAATACCCGTTTACCGCGGTGCATTCCGACACATTTCGCAAAAACCCGTGCAAAACCGTGTTGTTCTCAAACATATAGTGGATTGCAAACTGACACGAACTCACATTGAATCCCTTCTCTCCAACCCCGTAATTTTCCACGACCGCCTTTCCGAGTTGTGAATTTAATTTTGCGGTTCCAAAAACCGCCTTGATAACGTCTCTCTCTTTGTCTCCAGAAAATGCAACTCCACTTTTTATATTTAATTTGCTATCTCCCGGAAGAAACATCGCACCAAACATTTGTCGGTTCTGTTTGCGTTCATTCAAATATCTTGCACAAACGCCGTCGCCTTGATTGTAAATGTTGTCTTGCGCCACGTCAATTCCCAAAACGAATTTGAGGCGCGCCTGTTTCCATTTTGGAATGTCACCGCCTTTTCCAACCGCATAATCGATTAATGTGTCACCAAAATTAGCAACCCCCGTAATAAGCCGGTTCTTCACATACAAATTGTGAAAATTGCGTAATCCAAGTGTGTAATTGTGTTCTTTCTGTGTTTTATTGTAATACACATCGTCGTCCGCGTCTTTGTTCGGAATTCCGTGACCGCGCAACATTTCCTCCGTAATCGGGTAATGAATGGATTTCCAATTGTCGTTGGCAACGTGGTAAGCGTTTCCGTAATTTTTGTTGCCCGTTCGGAAATCGTAGGTCTTGTCGTGGCGCACCCGCAACGGTATCCATTTTTTATTTGCCAAATCGTAGCTGAATTCAACAATCATATCTTTTTCAAACGTTTCTTCGCCCGATGCCGTCTGCATTCGCCCAGTGCCCGATTCAATATCAATATTTGCAAAACACGCATTGGGTTCATAGGGCGAACTCGGTTCAAAAGGCACCGGAATATAACTTTCTTCGTTGTCAACATCCGAATTCATTCTTGGAATATTATCATCCAACACATCCTGAAATGGGTTTATGATCGTGTGCGACTTGCGATTAAATCCGCACATTAGAACAATGGTCCGGTACTGTTGGACAGAAGTTACAAAATTGATACCATCCGCGAATTTGTTGTGGATAACTTCTTTTCCGTCCTTATCTTTTTTGTACGCAACCAAGAAATCAATGGTGTTGAACTGGGGCGGTTTCCACTTGAAGGACAATGTCCAGGTGATCTTCTCCATTTTGCCGGCTTGGCCCGGACCCATTCCACCGACTCCCGTATTAACTGGGGTAAATATCACTCCGTCCGTTTCGTATGGGTATGTCTGGTCGTTTAGTTTCGAAAGCAGTTCCGAACACATTTTGAAAATCGTCGTTTTGGCGGTTGGAAAATAAAACACCTTTGAATTGATTTCGATGTCGTTCATTCCATTTTTTACAACGGACTGCAATGTATTATTCATATTGAGGATCAGTTTTTTTAAAATGGAATATCGATATTTGTCAATATCTTCTTTGGTAATTTCTCTTTCTTCGTTCAACCAAAAGTTTAGATTGCGTTTGGATTCGCCTTTTTCAAAATAGATGTCGAACGCAGCATACGTGTTTTTATACTTTCGGTCTTTGCCATACTGAATATGTTCTCCATCAATCAGTGTATTACCGAATTCGGTTCGGTCCACTTTGGACCCGGTAAATTGCACGCGCATATTGGTGTCGATCAAGTAGATGCGCCCCTCTTTGCTGATATACAATAGTTTACGGTCGCCATCCGCCTTGTCCGTGACGCAATAATTGTTGCGAATGTTTGGTTCCGCCGAGTTTTCATTTTCCACAACGTTTTTGAGCTGGAGCGTGCACGAATTGGGTCCGATGAAATCGCGCGTCAAAATGCGCCGGGATTGGTAGTCCTCGCCGTGAATCAGTTTCATATACGAATTCAGAACTTCATCTTGTTCCTTGTATGGAATCGGATATTTGGTGGACTGCAGACCGCCCAACACGATTTTGATAACCAGTTGCATTTCGCTAATGATTTTGTCAATGTCCGTGTAACCGGTGCCAACGCCGACACGATTGTTTATAACTTCCAGCTCAATTTCGCAAAATTCTGAATTACTAAATAATCCAGATTCTTCAATGGTGTATTTTGGATTCATAATTCCGCCAACGGTTTTCGATGTGCGAAGAATACTTAAGTCGACTGCAATTGGCAAAGTATCGTGCTCAAAACGAATGCGGTTAATTAAACGAAATGTTTTTTTAGAATCGGTCCAGCCTTCGATAATGTCTTTGACCCGAGTGTCCTTGTCACTGGTTTGTTTTGCAAAATAGTCCGTTTCTAAATTGAACGAAACATTGAATTTGAAATCCGTGTTTTCGATTTTTTTAATCATTTCTTCATTGTGTTTGGCGGGAGTTTTTTGCGTGAATTTGATTTTCCGCGCATGTTCTTTCATTTCGAGTATTTTTTTCAAATTGTCGTCGTATTTGCAATAATCTTGAATCACGTCGGAGCCACACATTTCGGTTCGGATATTGGACATTCGCAAATCACCCGAATCCGATTTGTATTGGGTTTGAATGCGCAACATATTTAATCCCGATGGGTTTTTGCATTTATAGTCGCACGCCATCAATCGTGAAATGACATTGTCATAATCGTTTTTACTAAAAAATTGTTTATTATGGGGTTTAAATCTTACTTCCAGCTCTTCGTTCATAAATGTGCGATGTCCTTTTTTTTCATGCCCCATTAAATGGGCTAAATAGTGCATCAGCATTTGTTGTAAATCTTTCTTAAATTCTGACGACGAACTCATTATATTAGTTAATTATATTATATTTAGATTTCTTTTTAAATACAATATTTGGTTCAATTTTAGGGGAACGTAGTTCCCCTAAGACCCCTCCTTTATTTAGATTCCTTATTGTTTGCTTCTGGATTGTTTGCTTCTGGGTTGTTTGCTTCTGGATTGCTTGGTTCTTATTTTTTGCTTCTGGATTGTTTGCTTCTTGTTCTTTTGCCTCTTTTGCCTCTTGATTTTTTACCCCTTCCTGAACTCCTAGACCCTCTTCTGTCGTTTATTCTTGCTTTTTGTGCTTCTGTTCCCTTGGTCTGAACAAATGCACATAATGACTCTCTACTTACTGCATTGTATTCACCATTACAAACCCATCCAATGACATCATCGAGGGGTGTTAACGATACTTCAAAGAGTTCGCCATATTTTTTGAATTCTCTGGCTTGAATGCATCGTAAAACCTCATTATAACTTTCTTGCGGAGTTCCCAATATCGTCCCCAAATTTGATTGAAACATTTCATAACCCAAAAAAACACCCAATGGTACCATACCGGTTCTACTTATAATCATTCCAGTCTCTTCTTTCATTTCTCTTTGTGCGGTATCTCTTGTGGATGCATCCGTGGCTTCTATACGACCTTTGCATATTCCTCTTTTAGCCCCCTCCACTAAAATACGAAAATGGCAATGATATTGGTTATCACCTCTAATTTCTGGAGTATCAAACTGTATTCTATGCCCTAACCGATTTTCGCTTTCCAATCTTTCAGTAATTGATCCGTACATTTGTTTTACATTTGTTAATTTTTCAGGTAAAGATAAATGATGTGCAATTTCAGGTATTACATAGTGTTGTAATCTTTCGACGGATACAGTGTTTTTTTTGTATACAAGTTGTTTATGAGTATCATTTAAATAAACACTTTCTTTTCCGGTTAGAATCAGAATGCGTCCATTGTGCTCAATCCACAATAAACATCCAGCACCTTTTAACTCATCTCTTGGCGTATCTCTTGCAGACATATTATATATAGTAAATATATTATATTTTTGTGTTTACAGTGGTTGATAATTTTACCAAAACTTTTTCGTAATATTCGGGTTTTTTTAAGTCCGCATCTTCTCCAAAAACCTTTTTGTAAATTTCTCGAATTTCGTCGGTTTTGTAATTGGAAGCGCCCGAGAGAATCTTCTCATAATGCTGGATGTGAAAAAGCGAATCTTTCTTTTCCAAGAAGTTGGCAACATTTGTCTCTAAAGTGAACCGTCGGTCCTTAACCATAAGGAGTATAATATTTGGATCATGTACCGTGTCGTCGTCGTCGTCGGACACATAGTTCTTGTCAACAAACAGCAAATAGGAATGTATCTCTTCAAAATAAACGTAAATGGGTCTTCCATAATAAATGGAGCACGGGATCAAACTTTCCACGCTGTCCATAATGGATTTGGTCATCAAGTTGCATTTGATTTCGTTGATTTTTGCCAACGTTATTTTATGGTTGGAGTTTTTTAACAATGACGAATTGTTGTTAAAATGGTCGGAAATTGCCTTTTTCTCGTTCATCATCAAATTTATCATATTTGTGCCCGATTTGATTTGACTTTGGTAATGTGATTCTCCGTGAATGGCGACGTACATGCACCAGAAAATAGAATCGCGGAGTCCAGGTTTGAAAGAGGTTGGAACTTCTGTTTTTAAAACTGGTTTCTCTTCTGCTTTTGGAACCTCTGGTTCCGTCTTTGCCTCAGCAGACATTTTCTCCCAGACATCCGGTGTTAACATATACGGCTTTAAATCCGATAAAAAATTTTCTTGAGTTTTAAGAAAATTTTTCTGGTTGTAAAAGATTTCGTTCATAAATTTAGGTGCAAACATGATATTAATAGCGCTAACATATATAGTGGTATTCTTTTAAATTGTTTTACAAATATCCAAAATCAAAGGTTAAAAGGAGGGATGATAAGGAGGGATCATAAGGAGGGATGATAAGGAGGGATCATAAGGAGGGATGATAAGGAGGGATCATAAGGAGGGATCATAAGGAGGGATCATAAGGAGGGATGATAAGGAGGGATCATAAGGAGGGATCA